GAAATCCACTATCATTCTCGAAAAACAAGCCCAGCTTATCGCCGTCAGCAGCGCCTTCATAGGTTGTCGCCCAATCTTTGTACGTAGTACGCACTTCGGGAACATCCTGCGACGCTTTGCCTTTCAGGTAGTTGTAATAATTCTCCTCCTGTCCGACAGCCTTCATAGCGACTTTATATCCAACGAGTCCCTCGGAGATCATTTCGCCTTTTGAGTACGATTCCAAACCGTAAGGCACGACCGGATTACCGGCTTGTTTACCTTGCTGGAATTTCAATACTCCGCAAAAAGCAGCCTTATCAGGCTTCTGCGCGTGCGCGATACCGGGCGCTGTGCTCATTTTGGAAATATCGCGCCAAAGCGCGTTACCCCACGGAACAACGCCATCGACACCTAACACGCTCTCGTTACTGATAGACAATCGACCGAGCGGCTGCTGTAAAGCCGGTATACGACCGTCAACATTCCGCATAAGAAAGCCGTTTGTCTTGTTCATACCTTTATACAAAGCCTCAAGATTTGATGTATCTAAAGGCATCCCCGGTCCGAACTTTCCGGGGTCTAAATCAGGATACGCCATAGTTTTCCCTCCCTTTATTTACTGCCGAACATGCCGCGTACCAAGTACGAAGCGTCTTCAGCCGCTGCCGCGCTGTCCGTGACAGAGCGTTGATCATTTTTACCTTTTCCCTCAGTATCTTCTTCAATACCGAGAGCCTTCTGCACAGCCGTATCAATTCTCTTGTCGATACTGTCATACAGAGAAGAAACCGATTTTGTTATCGCGTTCTCGATAACTTTCGCGATGTCTACCTGTTGGTCCTTCGCAGCCGCGCCGTCTTTCTTCTCAGGCTCTTTGCCGTCTTTATCCTTGCCGTCTCCTTCGCCGTCCTTGTTACCGTCATCCTTTTTTCCGTCGAGAATTTTCGCCGCGAAAGCGATGTCCGCGTCCTGACATTTCGCGTAGAGCGCGTCAATTTTCGCGGAAACCTCGTCCTTCTTAGCGAGAACGTCGGCAGGATTCTTATAACAATCTGAAACCGCTCCGATAAGCAAAGCCCTTTCGTCGCTGTCTCCTAAAGAAGTCACATGGCTCATAACCCCATCAACCTCTTTTTGAAGCTCCTCCGGCTTAATGGTTTTTATCTTTTCAACGCTATCCATAAGGACTTTTGAAAACTTAAAACCTTTGTCGTTTGCTTTTCCGATACCTAACAGACCCAAAAGCCCGTTTCGTGCCTTAGCCATACCATTACCTCCCGTAAAATTTAAACTATCTAAAACTCGCGCGTTATGCCCGGCTCGCGCCATATTACATAACGCCGCGTGATTTACCGCTGGAATATCTACTAAAACCGCGTCGTAACCGACTTTATCGGGATTGTCTACTGCGGCTACCTCCACATCATACCCCGCTGAAATCTCAACCTTGCCGTTTTCGTAATCCTCATAAGCCTTACGGTCATAAAAAACAACGTCCCCTGTAAGCCAAATCTCGTCATCGAAAACTTCCACGCCTATATCGCTGCCTACAAAACCAATCGCGTGATCTTTCCAGTTATCAGGCGTTAAATTCTCAAGAGGATGATCATTAACAAAAGGAACATTAGCGAACTTATCTTTATTTTTTATAAGCGTTTCAGGTGATCTATAGACTACACCGAATTCTTTATTATCCTTGAGAGTAATGCCTTGCGCCTTCATCTCATCGGCAGTGTAAATCTGCCTGCCGGATCGAGCGATACGGGCTTTCTTAACTGTTATATACGCTTTCTCATCATTCATACTTCACGCACCCTACCACAAAATTTTCAAATGTCAATACTTTGACCCAAAAAT